GTTGAGAAGCACAAAGCTGGCAGAGAATTAGCTCTTAAAAAGAAGTCGGGCGATAAGAATTTCGGTATGGCTGAACCAAGAGTAAAGGCTACCGAGGAAGTCGAACAGATAGACGAGATTGCTGCAGCTAAGAAACACATCGGTGAATCAGAATTAGATAAGTGGTCTAAGCATATGCTTAGACCACTTGGAAGTATTGCCAAGAGCAAACAGACTATGCTCGTAACGATGAAGAAAGATCGCGTCAAAAACACGAAGACTGGTGGTGGCGTCACGCGCATCAAGAAGTCTGAGTACGATCCTAAGATTCATGATCTCGCTGAGGAAGAAGTGATCAACGAACTATCTGCCGATAAACTTAATCGTTATGCGAGCTCAGCTAGAAAACAACATGATAGTTTAAAAAGAGTAAAAATAGCAGATGATCCTGAAGCTTCTGACATTAGAAATCGCATGATGCAAAACCGCGCGAAGGGCGTAAATCGCGCTTTAAAAAAGCTAGATAATCCGGTGAAGTCACTTCAATATCGGACCCTAAGTCAAGAATCTAGCGAACTTGGCGATCGTAAGATGTCTGATGCCGAGATGGAGAAGCGCGAGCGCATTGTCAAGGGAATGAAGAAGAAGCTCAGCGACTTTCGAGCACGCTACGGCAAGCGCGCCAAGAACGTGATGTATGCAGCCGCCACCAAGCAAGCGATGAAAGAAGATCTAGCACAGCCGCCGGCGGCGAAGAATCTCACTAAGAATGAGAAAAAGAAGAAGATGGAGCAATCTGCTCCAGCAGTAACACCGATCACGCTGCCAAACTTCAGCGCTGATGTTAACACGGGTAGAAATGTATGATAATTTTAAAACCACAGGGCGTCGAGATAGCTCTAAGCGCTAATTCTACGGTAGCTAATTCGACACTAGTAAGAGTAATCAATACCGGTGCGACGGGTGTTTTAACGTTTGCTAATAGCGGAGTAACATACGCTAACCTTACGGTATCTAACGCTCAGTATGTTGTAGTTCAGAAGAGCGCATCAGATACCCTGCAGGGAACCAATATGCTCGCGACTCCAATAGCCTGGAAGTACTAATGCGCTTATTTACAGAACTAAACGAAGAAGTCTCTTACCTCTCAGAGGTAAAGGAGAACGGAGACAAGGAACACTTCATCGAGGGTGTATTCCTTCAGGCCAACAAGAAGAATCGGAACGGTCGCATCTATCCCATAAAAGTCATGGAGCGCGAGGTTCATCGATATATCAATGAAGTGATGGCTCACAACCGCGCCTATGGTGAGCTCGGTCATCCACAGGGTCCACAGATTAATCTAGATCGAGTGTCCCATATCATAACTGAGCTCAAGCGTGATGGTGATAACTTCGTTGGAAAAGCCAAGCTGACAGATACACCCATGGGCAATATTGCAAAAGGTCTTCTGCTCTCCGGTGCTGGTCTGGGTGTTTCTTCAAGAGGTCTTGGCACTCTCAAGCCAACTAAAGACGGAATAATGGAAGTTCAGGACGACTTTCGTCTAGCTACAGCCGCTGATATCGTAGCTGACCCGTCTGCTCCTGACGCTTATGTCAAAGGAATTATGGAAAATGTAGAATTTGTCTATGACACGGTCAAGGGTACGTGGCTAGAGCAAAAGCTTGAGGACGAAAAGAAAGAGATTCGCACTCTGTCTATTGCACAGATCGAGGAGCAGAAGCTGGCTAGATTTAACCGCTTCATCAATTCTCTAAAGACAATCTAATATAAATAAATCAAGTTTCAAGGAGATAATCCATATGACTAAGAAGAGCAAGGAAATTAACGAGGAGCAGGTGGAGACCGTGAAAGAGGAGACCGTTGCTGGTGACTCTCTGAAGCCGGCCGCTCGGTCTGTAGTCGATCCAAAGGCGCTCGACGCCTCAAAGGTATCGATGATGAAGACCATGCTGCACGCCGCCTCAGGCATGGACAAGGAAGACATGACTCAGTGGTTTAATAAAGCCATGGCTCTGGTTGGTCATGAGGCCGACGAGGTCGGCGATAATTCTGGTAAGAATCAGTCATCTGTAGACATGAAGACTGGATCAGGACCAAAGACCAAGGAAGCGATGCCAAAGATCGCTTCAATTACTCCAGGTCAGTCGATGAAGGAAGACGTCGCCGAGCTGTTCGGCACCGAAGATCTTACCGAAGAGTTTAAGGAAAAGGCGGCCGCGATCTTCGAGGCGGCTGTAGTCTCTCAGGTAATCCTGGCTCGTGAGGAGCTTCATGAGCAGTTTGAGACCAAGCTGGCTGAAGAGATCGAGCGCATCGAAACCGAGACAACAGAGAATCTAGACAAGTATCTCGACTACGTGGTCGAGGAGTGGATGAAGGATAACGAGGTAGCCATTGAGTCCTCTCTCCGTACAGAGCTCACCAATGACTTCATCGATGGTCTGAAGAAGCTGTTCGCCGAGCATTATATCGATCTTCCAGAAGAGAAGGTTGAGGTCGTCGAGCATATGGCTGACAAGGTCGAGGAACTCGAGAAGAAACTGGACGAAATCATTGATGAGAATTCATCGCTCAAAGAAGCGCTGATGAATTCTCAACTGTCTGACGTCGTTGAGGAGCTTGCAGCCAGCATGGCGATGACACAGCGGGAGAAGTTCAAGTCTCTGGCTGAGGAGATTGAGTTCGACGGAGACATTGATAATTTCACGAAGAAGTTGGAGATCGTCAAAGATACATACTTCAAGGACGAGAAGCCAGCCAAGTCAAACATCGAGGAAGAGACATTCGAAGGCGAAGAGCAAACTGCTCTTACCGAGACTGTTGACCCGCGCGTAGCTAACTACGTAAAGGCTATCTCGAGAACGGTTAAGAACTAATAGTTAATAAATAAAGAAACAAGGATTCAAGGAGAAACAATAATGTTCCTTAAGGAAGAGATTCAGAAGAAGTGGGCCGCGGTCCTCGATCACGAGGCTCTAGGCAAGATTAAGGATCCTCTGCGTCGCGGCGTCACAGCCATGATGCTGGAGAATACCGAGTCTGCTCTGCGCGAAGCTTCAGCTCACAACGGTTACCAGACTCTGTCAGAAACCTCGTCGCTGACTCCAGTCAACGCGATGGGTTCATCGTCATCGACAGCCGGTTCCGGCAACATCGACACGTTTGATCCGGTTCTCATCTCGCTGGTTCGCCGCGCGATGCCGAATCTGATCGCCTATGACATCTGCGGCGTGCAGCCGATGACGGGCCCAACTGGCCTGATCTTCGCGATGCGCTCTCAGTATTCCAACGCGACCGTAGCGAATGCTGGCGGTGAGGCGTTCTACAACGAGAGCAACACCGCGTTCTCGACGCTCACGGCTGGTAACACGACGTTTGGACAGGCTTCTGGAACGGGCCCGTCTGCCTCTATCCCAGGTCAGACGAACACGTCTGCGATGGTCAACACCGCGTTCTATAACACCAACTTCGGTATGAGCACGGCCAACGCTGAAGCGCTCGGTGTCGACTCGGGTTCAGCCTTCGCTCAGATGGCGTTCACGATCGAGAAGGTGACTGTAACCGCTAAGTCTCGCGCCCTCAAGGCCGAGTACACGATGGAACTGGCTCAGGACCTCAAGGCCATTCATGGTCTAGACGCCGAGACAGAGCTGTCGAATATTCTCTCGGCTGAGATTCTGGCCGAGATCAACCGTGAGATCGTCCGTGAGATCAACATCACCGCCAAGGTTGGTGCTCAGGACAACGTCACGACAGCCGGTGTCTTCGACCTCGACACTGACTCAAACGGCCGCTGGTCAGTTGAGAAGTTCAAGGGTCTGATGTTCCAGCTGGAGCGTGAGGCTAACCGCATCGCTCGTGAGACACGCCGTGGTAAGGGTAACATCATCCTCTGCTCGTCCGACGTAGCTTCGGCCCTGCAGATGGCTGGCGTTCTTGACTACGCGCCTGCTCTGAACAGCAATAACCTGGCCGTTGACGACACAGGCAACACTTTCGCCGGTGTGCTCAATGGTCGCTTCCGCGTCTACATCGATCCGTATGCGATCGGTGGTAACTACGCCACGGTCGGCTATAAGGGCTCTTCGGCGTTCGACGCCGGCGTGTTCTACTGCCCGTACGTGCCGCTGCAGATGGTCCGCGCTGTAGACCAGGCGACCTTCCAGCCAAAGATCGGCTTCAAGACACGTTATGGTGTTGTGGCCAATCCGTTTGCTGAAGGCCTAACGAAGGGTTCTGGCACGCTGTCAACCAACAGCAACGTCTACTACCGTAAGATGATTATCGCCAACCTGATGTAGAAACACACAGGTATATAAATAGCCGAGGAACAACCTCGGCGATAAGAAACCTCCGAGGGAAACTTCGGAGGTTTTTTAATGTCTGGATTCATTTATATTTGGTTTGATCGTAAGCACAAGCGTTACTACATAGGTTCTCACTGGGGAACCGAAGATGATGGATATATCTGCTCATCTAACTGGATGAGAACATCTTATAAGAGACGTCCACAAGATTTCAAAAGACGTATCATAAAAAGAATTGATACTTCTAGAATAGATCTATTGACTGAAGAAAATAGATATCTCTCAATGATAAAACAAGAAGAGATGAAGCCAAAAAATTCAAGTCCACGTTACTATAATCTTAACACTAAAACATGGAAGAACTGGCATAACGATGATGAAACTCGTAAGACAATAGGTCAAAAGATCTCAGCCTCTAAGAAAGGCAAGAAGACAGGACCACGAGATCCATCTATCGGTGAGGCGATCTCCAAGGCAAAACGTGAGTCGTTTGCTAGAAGACAGGCTGAGCTGGGCTATAAGTTTACTCCAGAACACGCTGCCAATAACAAGAGCGCTCAGTACAAGAGATATCTTATAACTATGAGTAATGGAGACATGGTTGAGGTTTACGGTCTAAAGAAGTACGCCGAGGAGCGCGGTATACCCTACATATCATTGGCTCGAGCCAGCCAGAAAGGTTCTTCGGTATCCAAGTATGGTATACGCGAAGTTTCTGCATTGTATAAATAAACTGCGCGCATAAAAATGAATATGGACTAGGGGGGGCCAAGTGCTCCCCGTTTTTTTTATATAAATATCTGATGATAGTGATACCAAAGAAAGTGCTGGTAACGCTTGATGTATACTACTACATGCCGGCGCGCGCACACTTGATAAATGAATTTCTTTGGCAGACAGACGACACATACCCTAACTTTAAAAGGGTAAATATGTTCATGACTTTCTGGCGTGAGAACATAAACGCCGTGATATCAGAGGTCGTAATGGCTTATTGTCACAGCGGCAAATGGACCAAGGTAGACTTCGAAAAGGTTATTAAATGACAGCGATAAGCGAAACGCCGCAGAACATCAATTTTCTATCACCGATTAACTTCAAGTTCAAGATAAAGAAGGCGCCTGGTATCAATTTCTTTATTCAGAAAGTGACTATACCGAGACTGAGCTTACCGTCATTTGATCAGCAGAATCCGTTCACATTTATACCGAAGCCGGGCGATCATCTGACTTTTAGTGAGCTAAGTATTACTTTTAAGGTTGACGAAGATCTCAAAAATTATATGGAGATATATAACTGGTTGGTGCAGATGGCCAGATCTAGAGACTCTGAGCAGTATGTCGAGATACAGAATAAGTCACCGATGTCTGGTGAAGGCATATATGCAGAAATTGAGCTCGAGGTGCTAAGCTCTAAGCGGAGCTCCAACTATGCTGTAGTCTTTGAGGATGCTTTTCCCACCAGCCTAGGTGAGGTAGAGTTTGACACCACTCTAGAGGACGTTCAGTATGTTACAGCAAACGCTACGTTTAAATACAAGCTGTATAGAATAGAGAAGATTTAAGATCAGTAGATCTATTATACCACACATTTTTAACGTTGTACAAATAAGATAAGTTTTTTTACTATTGAGTAAAGTTATGGTATAATATAAGCATGAAGATAGAAGAGATAATAGAAGAGTGGTCTCGCGACGCCGAGATCGACAGCACTGACATCAGCGCTGAGTCGCTAAAAATCTCAAGACTTCACGCCAAGTACCTTCGCATCAGGACAGAGGAAAGCATCAGGCTGCGCGTACTTGAGTCTGAGATGAAGGCGCTTAAGCGTGAAAAGCACGAGATGTACACCATGGGTCCCACCAAGGAGCACAGGGACAAGGGATGGGACATACCGGCGCGAGGTATGATACTCAAACCAGACGTGCCTATATACATGGAGTCCGATCGAGAGATCGTCAATCTGTCGCTCAAGATCGGAGCACATCAGGAGAAGGTGGAGATGCTTGACTCCATCATACGAAGTGTCATGAGTCGTGGCTATCAGCTTAAGACGGCTCTTGATTTTATCAAGTTTACAATGGGAGCTAACTAATGAGTAATATTAATGATCAGATGAAGCTTCAGTGGGAAACCTATCTCGCTGAGAACGAGAGGTTCACCACCAAGGGAGTGAAGGCCGCGGCCGCCCGTGCTCGCAAAGCGCTTGGAGAGCTGCGAAAGCTAGCAGGCGAGCGACGCAAGGAGATTCAGGCCGAGAAGCTCGCTCCGGCAAAGTGAAGTGGACGTCATACGCGTAGAGAAATTTGACGAGACTTATGACAGAATAGTCTGCGATCCAGGCGTGGGCCAGGAACTAAACGATTATTTTACGTTCGAGGTTCCTGGCGCTCACTTCATGCCAGCCGTTAAGAACAAGGTCTGGGACGGTAAGTATCGCTTATACAAGATGATTCACGGGCTGCTGTACTGCGGCCTGCGCTCTAAGCTCGAGGTGTTCTGCCGCGAGCGAAGCTATCTCATAGAATATGATTTTGATACCTCTCATACCGAGTTCTCTCTGGTAGAGGGAGAGAAGTTTGTAGACTCTCTGGGCCTAACCATGAAGCCTAGAGACTATCAGATGAAAGCCTTTGTGTCTGGAGTACGCGAGGGTAGAGCTCTGTTCTTGTCACCTACCGCGTCAGGAAAGTCTCTAATCATATATCTGATGCAGAGATATTATAATGCCAGAACTTTAATCGTAGTACCTACGATATCTCTGGTGCACCAGATGGTATCAGACTTTGAGAGTTACTCCGGCGTCAAAGAGGACTGTCATAAGATTCACGGTGGGCAAAACAATGAGACCGATGCTCGTATTGTAGTAACTACATGGCAGAGCATATACAAGCTACCCAAGACCTGGTTTAACCAGTTTCAAGTAGTTATTGGTGATGAGGCTCATCTATTCAAGGCCAAGTCCATGATGTCAATCATGGAAAAGATGAGCGGTTGCAGGTATAAGTTTGGATTTACTGGAACTCTCGATGGCGCTCAGTGTCATGAGTTGATACTACAGGGTCTGTTCGGTCCTATTCGTAAGGTAACCACCACGGCCGAGTTAATCGAACAGCAGCATCTCGCAGATTTTCAGGTAAAGTCCCTAGTACTCAGCTACAACGACGACACCCGCAAAGTCATGGCCAAGGCTTCTTATCAGGATGAGATAGACTTCTTGGTAAGGAACGATGCTAGAAACAAATTCATAAGAAACCTAGCGCTTTCTCTCAGCGGCAACACGCTTTTGTTGTTTCAATACGTCGAGAAACATGGTAATATATTGCACGATCTTCTTCTACGCTCAGCTGGAGATAGAAAGATATTCTTTGTCCACGGTGGTGTAGATGGTGAGGAACGCGAGCTGGTACGAAAGATAGTCGAGACTGAGTCTGACTCCATCATAGTGGCTTCATATGGTGTCTACAGTACTGGTGTCAACATACGTAATCTAACCAATGTTATATTTGCCTCACCTTCAAAGTCTAGAATAAGAAATCTTCAGTCAATTGGTAGAGGTCTTCGTAGATCAGAGACCAAGACCGCAGCGGTACTATATGATATCGCTGATGATATGACTTGGAAGAAAAGAAAGAATTATACGCTGCTTCATTTTTTAGAAAGAATAAAAATTTACAGCGAGGAAAAGTTTCCATATCGAATCTATAGGATATCTATAAAATGAAGAAAAAGAACACGGTTCACTACGTCAACAACAAGCAGATGTATGAAGTTATGAAAGTGTACATCAGGGCGGTACGAAAATCTAAGCGCGAGAAGATTGAGCCACCGCGCATTCCAGAGTATATTGGAGAGTGTCTATATCTTATATGCAACAAGCTGTCGCTAAAGCCTCAGTTTTCTGGCTATACGTGGCGAGACGAGATGATATCTGACGGCATAGAAAACTGTATCGTGGCTATAGACAACTTTGACCCACGCAAGTCGAACAACCCGTTTGCTTACTTCACAATGATAGCGTGGAATGCATTCATCAGACGAATTCAGCGCGAGAAAAAGCAGACATATATAAAGCATAAAAACATGCAGAACATCTACGTAACCGACGAGATTCTCGCAGAGTTTAATATAGCCAATTCTGGTGACGAGAAGTCTGACGATATCATTAAAAACTTTGAGGACAAGCTGCAGGCCAGCAAGAAAAAGAAAAAGAAATCCAGCAAAAAGAAAGGATTGGAGATATTCATATGAGTAGTAATACTACCTATCTAGTTCCGGATATAATCAAGGAGCTAATAATCAAGATGATAAACGCTACAAGTCAGAACGAGCGTCTGGCATATGAGCTTCAAGTTAGAACTATTCGTGATGCTTGCAATACTGCTCTCGGTCGAACAATAACTACACCAAACAAGACCAAGAAGCGCGCTTAGGTTATATTATTATTTTTGAAAAAGGAGAATCAGTGTGCGCATAGCTCTTATAACTGATACGCACTTTCGGTGTACGTGGCGATAACGTCAAGTTTCTCGAGTACTTTCGTAAGTATTACTTAGAATTTTTCTTTCCAGAATTAGAAAAACGCGGTATTAGACAAATCATTCACATGGGCGATCTAATGGATCGTCGTAAATACGTTAATATCTACACGGCTCACTGTGTTAGAGAATATTTCTTTGATCAAATACATGATCGCGGCATACATTTAGACGTAATATTGGGCAACCATGACTGTTACTATAAAAATACAAACGATATTAACTCTTTCGACATAGTGTCTCTCGGCAGCTGCAACTCGTATCGGCAGGCCACGGAGAAAATGTACGACGGCTGCAAGATATTGTTTGTCCCATGGATCTGCGACGAAAATCGAGAAAGTACGTTTAATCTCATCAAGAAGACTAACGCTCTATACTGCTTTGGCCATCTGGAGTTCAACGGATTCCAGATGTACAAAGGTCTCCCGTCGCACGGTGGTACGTCACCGGATGACTTTAAGAAGTTTGATCTGGTATGCTCAGGGCACTACCATCACAGGTCCAAGTCCGGTAACATTCAGTATATCGGAGCGGCGATGGAGTACACGTGGTCTGATGCCGGTGATCCTAGAGGCATAGCTATATTTGATACTGAGACTGGAGAGCTAGAGTTTGTCAACAGCCCGATCAGAATATTTGAGAAAGCCTTTTACGACGACTCTCTCAATAGCAAACACATGGATTTAGACTTCACTGTGTTTAAAGATAAGATCGTAAAGGTTGTGGTAAAGAATAAAACCAATCCGTATATGTTCGATCAATTTATCGAGAAGATCGAACAGCAGGGCGTGATTGAGATGCAGGTGGTCGAGGATCACTTGAATCTAGACATTCAAGACGATAATTCTATTATCGATGAGGCCGAATCCACTATCGATATCTTCACCAAGTTCATTGATCAGACCGAGACTGGCGGTGTCAGCAAGAATAAGATCAAGAACTTAATGGTAAACCTTTACCAGGAAGCTGTTTCTCTTTCATGATCAAGTTTCACACTATAAGATGGAAAAACCTGTTGTCGACCGGCAATGAGTTTATACAAATTGATCTAGACAAGTTACGGACCGCGTTGATAGTTGGTGAAAACGGAGCTGGAAAATCTACGTTTCTAGAGGCACTGACTTACTCATTATTTGGTAAGCCGTTTAGAAAAATTAACAAATCACAGCTTGTCAACTCAATGACTCGAAAGAACATGCTTATTGAGGTAGAGTTCTCGATAGGTACCAAAAAATACAAGGTAGTGCGTGGTATACGCCCAAATGTATTTGAGATCTATGTCAATGGCGACCTGATGGATCAGTCATCCGAGTCAAAAGACTATCAGGAGATTCTAGAAAAGCAGATACTCAAGGTTAACTACAAGTCATTCTGCCAGGTGGTCGTACTAGGTTCAGCGTCATACGTGCCATTCATGCAGCTACCTACCGGGCAGCGAAGGGAGATCATTGAGGATCTTCTCGACCTACAAGTATTCACGGTCATGAACAACCTGCTCAAGGATAGAATGTATTTAAACACAGAGGACATTCGAAACGCAGAGAATAGCAGGAAGCTTCTCGACGAAAAGATAAAGATAGTGAGGAAACATACTGCCGAGCGTGATGAAGATGATCGCCGGGTTATAGAGGACCGAGAGCAGGCCATTGACTCCACGAAAAAGCAGATAGATGAAGCTGTTGCTCGACGCGAGAGTCTGGTCAGAGACGCTGAGAAGCTTCTAGCCTCTATCTGTGATGAGAAGTCAGCGATAGAGACTGTTAAAAAGATCGGTAGGCTTAAGCACGAGCTAGAGATTAGGTCGACTAGTTTAAGCACTGAGATTAAATTTTTCGATGAGAATACTACCTGCCCCACCTGCTCTCAGGAAATCGATCCAGAGTTCAGAGAGAAACACGTGCATGAGAAGAAAGAAAAAGTCAGCAAGATCGAATCCTCTATGCCAGATCTCTTGAAGAAGTTAGATCAGGCTCAAGAAGCAGTTGATAAGATCGGCCAGACTAAGAATAGCATCGGTGATATTAGAGTAAAGTTATCTACCATAGACTCGCAGACAGACACATATAAGGACTACATAGCCAGAACTAAGAGAGAAATAGACGACATTAAGAATAGAAAGAGAACCTCTGTCTTTGAGGACATCAGTGATCTGGAGAAGCAGCTGCTTCAGATCGATAAGAAACTGACCGAACTATCAGAAGCAGGAGAGATCTTAAGTCTGAGCGGGTTAATGCTCAAGGACGGTGGAATCAAGTCAAAGATCGTCAAGCAGTATATTCCAGTAATGAATCAGCTTATTAACAAGTATCTCTCGGCTTTGGATTTTTTCGTACAGTTTGAGCTAGATGAAAACTTTAATGAGACGATCAAGTCTAGGTTTCGTGACGAGTTCTCATATGAGTCTTTTTCAGAAGGAGAAAAGCTCAGACTTAATCTAGCCATACTCTTCGCCTGGAGAGCTATCGCTAAAATGCGCAACTCCATCAATACAAATATTCTGGTTCTCGACGAGGTATTCGACTCTTCTCTCGACTATAACGGCGCCGATGAATTCATGAAGATGCTTACTAGTCTTACCGAAGAGACAAACTGCTTTGTTATATCACACAGGACTGATGCCATGGTCGACAGGTTTGAGTCAGTATTGCGCTTTAGTAAGGTAAAAAACTTCTCGAAGCTAGTGGCTTAATGGTTTACATCTATTGAGAAATATAATACAATATGACTATGAAGCTGGTGCCAAAAACTGATCAAGTGCTTTCGGCAATCTGCCATCCGGTAGATTTTGCTGATCCGCCATTTAATTTGACCGAGTTTGCTCAAGATTTGGTCAAGTGCATGTATGAGAACAATGGCATTGGTCTTTCGGCCAATCAGGTCGGAGTTCGATATCGCATCTTCGCCATGCGTGGATCTCCCGAGAACTTTGTCTGTATTAATCCTAGGGTGGTTAACCAATCCGATGAGACAATTTATCTAGACGAAGGTTGCTTAAGTTACCCAGGTCTCTTTGTCAAGATTAAGCGACCGCGGCATGTACGTGTTCGTTTTCAGACACCAAACGGCGAAACGCGCACCGAGACTTTCACGGGCATGTCTGCTCGATGCTTCCTGCATGAGATGGATCATATGGATGGTCTAGTGTTCTATCGCCACGCTACGGATTATCATCGCCACCAGGCCATGAATCGATTAAAGAAGTTTGAAAGACAGCTTAAGAAAAAATGGCCTCAGAATGGTAATTGACTTTCTCAAGGACAGACCTCGCCAGATGTTTGAGCAAGTTCTGGCCGACTATACATCGCTCAATGACATCGATCGTGCTGAAGCATTGAGACTGGTAAAGACTGATGAGCTGTTCAAGAAGCTTACAGTCAAGTGGTATGACCATCTTCTCTCGAGAGAGATGGATCGAGCATTCAGTGTGTATAATGATGACTACTACTTCATTGATATCTTTCAGTGCTTTAAGACCTATAGCCGAGTTTATATCAGACAGCTGGCTAAGAACAAGATCTATAATGAGATGAAGAGTATCAGATCGTTTGTTGACATCGGCTGTGGTTTAAGTTATAGCACCTGCGCACTCAAGCAGATATTTCCGGCGGCTCAAGCATATGCTGTAAATCTTCGTGGTACAAAGCAATGGACATTCTGCGATGCCATGTCTAAATCGTATGACTTCAAGCTAGTGGGAGATGTCAAAGAGATTGAGAGCGATGTAGATCTAGTATTTGCCTCTGAGTTTTATGAACATCTCGAGAACCCGATCGCTCACGTTCGTCAGGTGGTTACCAGTCTTAAGCCAAAATATATGGTGATCGCTAATTCATTTAATGTCTGGGCTATCGGTCATTTTAACGAATATTACTTTGATGGGCGAGTAGTTGATCAAAAAGAAGCCGGGCGTGAGTTCAATAAGTACGTCAGGTCTCTTGGATATGAGAGCATCAAATGTGGCATGTGGAACAATAAACCGCTGGTTTGGAGAAAGATTTGAATATTTTCTATATTTCTGATGACCCCGTTCAAGCCGCACAATGGATGGTCGATAAGCATGTCGTAAAAATGATTCTTGAGTCGGCACAGCTTTTATCTACTGCACATCGCTATCTAGATGGCAGAATGCTTGCCGCTCAGAACGACAATGGCCGTAAAATGAAGCAATGGGTACTGGATGACAATCGTGAGCCAGTGCTATACAAGGCTACACATATAAATCACCCCAGCTCAGTATGGACTCGTACCTCGGTTGAGAACTACCTATGGCTGGTCGAGCACTATGCTGCTCTTCTCGACGAATATACATACCGCTATGGCAAGAAGCATAAGTCCGGCGCTCTTCTCTACCCGCTTCAGTCACCTCCATTTAATCTGAAGGAGTATGACAAGACCAAGATGCTGTGCGCAATGCCAGATGAATATAAAATCTCTGACGATCCAGTTGAAAACTATCGTCAGTACTATCGAGTGGCGAAGAAAAAGATGCATCGCTGGACCAATCGTGAAACACCGGAGTGGATACATGAGTGACAACTGGGTAAAAGATATCGGTGAGATGCATTCTCACTATGGCTTCCATAAGGCCATCTCTAAAATGACCGCGAAGCAGCTGGTTGAATATTACAAATTTAGAGTTGAGTTTCTAGCCGAGGAGCTCAATGAGCTTAATAACGCCGCTGACCCAAACGAAGCGATTGATGCTCTTATCGATCTATGTGTAGTAGCTATCGGCACTCTAGACGCCTTTGACGTCGATGCTCACGCGGCATGGGATAGAGTGCTAGCCGCAAACATGAGCAAGAAAGTCGGCATAAAGGAGTCGCGCCCTAACCCACTTGGTCTGCCAGACCTTATTAAGCCCGAGGGATGGAAGGCACCAGATCATAACAAAGATAAATCTCTTTTAGACTTTGTCTTTCTAGAGCAATGGATAAAATAATAGTTTACATTTTTACCAAACAGTGATAGAATGTTTATATTCAGCCAACCAATAATGGACGCGCTGCGTGAGCTAGACGTCGTAGTCGATATGAACGATCCCAGGTTCAAGGAAGATTTTGACACGATGGTACAGAACAACTGGGAGCAGGAACAAAAGAAGAGGGGTTTTCGCAGAGACTTCAAGACCGTGAGATGGCATACGGCCATGGGCATGTGCTGTGAGAAGGCTTTGGAGAGTACTGGATATTTTAAGTCTACTGCTAAAATTACAGCTGGTGCCGTGGGTATTTCCTATAAAAAGCGAAAGACCGATCTAAAGTGCGAAGGCGTGATCTGTGAGGCCAAGAGCATGTACCACAGCACAAATTACTATCGCTTCAATGACAGCCAGAGGCAGTCTATCTTAGACTGCCAGTCATTTAACAGACTTTTTGTAATAGTATCCCGCGAGCAGGTAGGAAATAAGTACGACGTCGTGTTTCGCTGCATACCAAAATATATGGTCGACGCTAAGCATATTCACGAGTACATAAAGCTATCTGGCAAGAAAGAAGATTGGTTGAAGAATGAATTTGATCATCAATCTGCGATTAAGAACGACCACTGTGTAGCTATTAGGTGAGGTGATTATGGCAGACAAAGAATCCGTTAAAGTACTTCAGGAGTGCATCGACCTGCAGCTGCGCAAGTCGAACGACTATCAGAATCCAAACTCAAGCATTCGTCAGGCAGACTATTATCCGAACGGCTGCCAAAGTATCTTCGACTCTATGAACGCTAAGCTGTTACGCATGCGATCGGTCATGGAGGCAATGAGCAATGATCCAAACTATAAGCCCAATTTTGAGTCTCTAGAAGATTCAGCTCGAGACCTAATCAATTACTCATCGTTCTTTGTGGCGTATTCCCGCGGTAAGATCGATGGTCAACGGCCCGATCGTGACTGGCTCAATCGAAAGATCAAGAATGTTAATTAGAAACAGAGTATCTACGATAAGACAATACTTCATCGACGAGCTTAAGTACGAGTCGTTTGTTACCGATAAGACCGGCTGCAAGATGCTGGAGCTTCGGTCTGCATCATTTATTGCTGACGAGCCAGCAATCTTTGGTACTCCAAATAAAGACTATATTCAGCGTGAGATTGAATGGTATATGTCCTGCTCTCTCAACGTCAACGATATTCCTGGTGAAACGCCGGAGATATGGAAGCAGGTCGCGTCCAAGGACGGTCTAATCAACTCAAACTATGGCTGGTGCATATTTTCGCACGCTAACTACAACCAGTTTCATCGAGTAGAGAATGAGCTTCGCGAGAAGCCGGACTCGCGCCGCGCCGTCATGATCTACAATCGACCATCGATGTGGGAGGACTACAACAGAGACGGCATGTCTGACTTCATGTGCACAAACGCGGTGCAGTATATGATCAGGCATGGCGCTCTTGAGGCTCACGTGCAGATGCGCTCCAATGATGTAGTGTTTGGATATAAAAACGATGTAGCGTTTCAGCGCCATGTGTTAGAGCTTCTAGCCAGTAAGCTCAAGGTCACGGCCGGTCTTATCTACTGGAACGTTGGGTCATTACACGTATACGCGCGCCACTTCCATCTAGTTAAATGAGAGTACTAATAGTCGGAATCAACCCGTCCACAGCTAAGAGCGGATGGTCTACAACTTGGTCTCGACTCCCGAGATGGGCAAACCAACTCGGTCTAAAGATATTTTCATTCACCAACTGTCTGCACTCTCATGGGAGGTATTCCCTCAGAGACATAGACTATAGCTTCATGCGTGAGTGTTGCTTCGGCCACGATCGAGTTGTCGCCCTAGGTAACTTCCCGTCCGAAGCTCTTAGACGCATCGGCGTCGATCACTTCACGCTGCCCCACCCGTCAGGACTAAATAGAAAACTCAACGACAAGCTATACGAGCTCGAGCGGCTTGAATTATGCAGGAAATATATTCATGGCTAAGCGAATACTCATAACCGGTTTGAATCGAGAGCAATGTAACCGGGACTTCTATCTTCGTAAAGAATTGAAGATTCTAAACTCTCACTATTCTTTAATTCACTGTCTAGAGGACAGTGGCTGGACAGTCGAACAGCGCCCGGTCGAGCTTGGCGAAGATCTAAGCTCATACGATGAAGTAATCGTTTATCTGCACTCCACCAATTCGTTTTGTCAGTACATTTATGATGGGCTATATGCCATTGCGGCCAGACCGAATTGTATCCTAGCGTTTGACGACTGGCAAGTAAATCAGGTGCTTGATAATGTCAAGCGATATGGCGACGAGCTTACGACTGGAATTCGAGACCCGTTTAGAGACTATATTTTCAGTCTTTATGTGGGCAAGTCTTCCAAAGAGAAAGTCATGTCTCACAAGCCTGATTACATCGCCGCGGTGAGCAAAGTCATGAGTAGGACAAACAGACTCATGGTCTGTGCCTTTGCCGGTGGTGATCTTACCAAGCTCAACACAGGCTGGCCCACTGACAGAATGTTCCAGTACAATCCAAATCCATACAATCTAAATCGGCGCCCAGAGAATAACTTCGGCGAGGACTCTGTTGGTCTAGACTCTTTTCTATCCGACGAACCCGCCAAGGAGCGCTCATGGGTGTTTTCATCACTGATGCATGACAAGACTCGCAGGTGGTTTGAAAAAAAGAACGCGACCTGGCCTGTAAATATCTATGGCTCGCGCCGCGGTAAGAATAAGAGCTTGCGCGTGACCGAACCAGAAATGTGCCGCGTTTATCAGAGCAACTGGGGCTGCCTGATGCCGGTATACTATCATGCTGGTTCTGGCTGGTGGAGATCTCGAGTGCAGCAGGTGGTAGACGTCGGCTCTGTTCTATTCTGTGAGACCGAGGAAGGTAAGATCTACGGCGATGCGTTCACTAACATGCGAGTATCTGACATAGAGGGAATGACCGACGAATCACTTACAGCTCTCGCCAAAAGACAGCGTGAGTGTCTGTATGATCTTCATCCTCTTGATAAGAAGATTCAGCAGCGTGAGATCGCTAGAGTGTTGGAAGCTAGTTAATGACCACTCATGCCTTCATAGTTCCCTTAATCGGTGGTCAGGTTCTTGGTCAGGAAAAAGCGCTTGGTAGTAGACCAGAATATCTGATGTCTTATGAGCCATTTAGAGAAAATGACTCTCATTTGGTCAACTATTACAAAGATATCCCATATCACATGCTAGATGATTCTACTCCGAAGTTAAAAAGAGTGGACGTCATTGGAACGACATGTCCCTGCGCAGGTTTGTCCACATTGTCTCCCAGCGCATCAGCTGATTCTGTGACCAACGAGTGGATGTACAAGACGGCCGAGTTCGTTCTCGAGACTCTTAAGCCTGAGGTATTCTGGGGCGAAAACAGCCCACAGTTTGCAGGAAAGATGGGACGACCTGTAGTGCAGCGTCTCCTATCAATTGCGCGCATGAATGGCTACACCATGTCGATCTATAGGACAAAGTCTCTACTGCACGGACTGTCCCAGGTTCGCGAGCGCTCGTTCTATTTCTTCTGGAAGGGAGATCGAATTCCGCTTTTGAACTATTTCAAGAAACCAGTTAAGACGATCGAGAGCCTGCTGGATTCTGTCCCATTTCAAGCAACTCAGCAAGATCTTACCAATACACGCACTCCTAGTAAATCTGACGTTTTATACAGATATGTTCTGGAAAAGATAGAAAAGGGTGTTACTCATCGTCAGTTCTATGATATAATAGACAATACGACAAATCCCATGGACTGGCTTGAGTCAAAGGGATATACCTATGCTCAGGCAGCCGAGTGGTGTCGTAAGATGGGCGAGGAGCGTACCGCGGTGCGCTGCGACCGTATTCATGAAAAGCTTTCAGAGGGCAGATCGATCATGCGCCGCCAGACTACTGTACCCAAGCATCATATCGGCGCTTTTGTCGGTCACTTGCCGACCGCGCTGACTCACTACCATGAGGATCGATACCTCACCGTAAGAGAGTGTATGTCGATCATGGGTCTTCCAGATGACTTCGAGCTGTTAAATCCAAAGAAGAACCTAAACCATATCTGCCAGAACGTTCCCGTCGGTACGGCTACAGATATGAGTACTGAGATAGTAGCTGCTCTTGAGGGAAACAGAGAAAGAGTTGATGCATATCTTCTCAAGCAGTCTAATCATAAGCAGACTTATGAGATTATTGACTATCAGAGAAATACAATTATGAGCTTTACAGATAAATAATAAGAAAGATATATCATGAGCAATAAAATTGAATATAAGTATTCCGAGGATAAAATTCTTGCCGATCTAAAAGCCTATATCGACAAGACCTATACTCAGCACTATAAATCTGACCAACAGGACATTCAATGCTTAGATGCCTGGATCGCCATGGGCGATGCCACTCCTACTTTTCGAAATACAGCTATGAAGTATCTCTGGAGATATGGCAAGAAGAATGGTAACAGCAAAGACGACCTCATGAAGACTCTTCACTATGTCTTTTTCGCTCTACATAACGATCATTATAAGGGAAAAAATAAACGATGAATATTGAAATTCCAATGGAGAAGCTCAGAGAGAGAAAGCTATTTTTTGCTACGCCGATGTACGGAGGCCAGTGCGCTGGTCTATTCGCCAAGTCGGTGGCTGATCTTTCAGCGTTGTGCACCAAGTACAATATTCACCTGCAAATGTATTTTCTCTTCAATGAATCATTAGTTACACGAGCTCGTAACTATTGCTGCGACGAGTTCATGCGTTCTGAGTGCACTCACATGATGTTTGTCGACTCAGACATCGGGTTTAACCCACAGGACGTGCTGGCTCTTCTGGCTCTGTCGGATGACAACTCTCAGTACGATGTTATCGGTGGTCCATATCCCAAGAAGTGCATCAGCTGGGAAAAAATCAAGCATGCTGTTGACAAGGGTGTGGCTGACCAGAACGCCAATATTCTAGAGAAGTTTGTCGGCGACTATGTGTTCAATCCCAAAGGCGGACAGGCAACAATCGCACTGAATCAGCCGGTTGAGGTTCTTGAAATTGGCACCGGTTTTATGATGCTGCGAAAGAATACTCTCCGCAAGATGGCAGAGGCTTTCCCGCAGTACATGTACAAGCCAGACCACGTGCGAACTGAAGCGTTTGATGGCTCACGTGAGATCATGCAGTATTTTCAGGCCGAGATCGATCCTAAGTCAAAGCGTTACCTATCAGAGGACTATTGGTTCTGTCAAAAGATTCAGGAAATTGGTATGCGCACTTGGTTCTGCCCATGGATGCAGATGAGCCATGTCGGTACCTATATCTTCGGTGGATCTTTGGCTGATCTAGCATCGATTGGCGCACCAGCGACCGCTGACGTCGGAATGTTGAGAAAAAAGTAAAACTATTTTGACAATTCTATAGGATATAGGAGTATATCATGCAAAAGTTGAAGCTATCATCGCATACCGTACAGATTCTAAAGAACTTCTCCACGATCAACCCGTCCGTTCATGTTAAGCCTGGTAAGACATTATCAACTATTTCATCAGGCAAGACCATTATGGCTCGAGCCAGCATCGAGGAAGAGTTCCAGCATGAGTTTGCGATCAATGACATCTCGCGGTTTCTGGCCGCGCTGTCGTTGTTCAAGGATCCTGAGCTGGAGATCGACAACACCCATGCTGTAATCTCTGAGGGATTGAAGAAGATGAAGTACGTCTTCTCTGACCCTAAGGCGATTATGTCTGCTCCAGACAAGAATATCAGTCTTCCGAGCGAGGACGTTGTGTTCAAGCTTACCAATGACACAATGACCGATGTCAACAAGGTGGTCTCCGTACTCAGACTACCCCACGTCGTCGTAACAGGCGAGCGTGGTAAGATCTCAATCGGTGCGGCTGACGTCTCTAACCCCACCACCGATAACTTTGCTTCAGAGGTCGGAGAGACTAACAAGAGCTTTAGCTTGGTGTTCAAGGCTGAGAACATTAAGATCATGCCGATGGATTACGACGTGGCTATCTGTGCCCGCGGCATCTCTAGATTCAAGGCCAAGGACGTTACGTACTTCATAGCCGTCGAGGACAAGCTTTCTAAGTTCGGTGGCTAGCATGCTGTTCGATGAACGCTTTCGCATCTCAGACGATAAAATTGAAATGTTTAGAGGCACGTTTCGCGGCGCAGGATATTATGAGCCGTGCTTTGAGAACACACCAGAAGTTGTAAAAAATGTATACACGCTCATGCAGACCGTGTATAATATGGGTGAGCATGACGGCAGAGACCACGTTCGTGGAGAGGTTAAGAAGGCTCTCGATATAGAGCTAATCTGAAAGAGTGACATATGCGGGATGAAGTGTTGTGGGTAGAACGTTATAGACCAAAAACAATAGCAGATACTATTCTGCCTATTCCTCTTAAAAATACTTTCCAAAAAATAGTCAATAAAAATACTATGCCAAATATGATGCTTTCTGGCCCACCGGGAATTGGAAAGACAACAGTTGCTAAAGCCCTATGCGCCGAACTAGATATAGATTATATCGTAGTAAACGGCTCGATGAATGGTAATATCGATACTCTTAGAAATGAAATTCTAAATTTCGTATCAACTGTATCTTTTACCGGTAATCGTAAATGCGTTATTCTCGACGAGGCCGATTATCTAAACGCTAACTCGACTCAGCCAGCCCTTCGTAACTTCATGGAGGAATATTCTGGCAATGCGTCTTTTATCCTTACATGTAACTTTAAGAATAGAATCATAACCCCTCTGCATTCTAGGTGTCCACCTATCGATTTTGTAATCGGCAAGCAGGACAAACCTAAGATGGCGGCCCAGTTTATGCGCCGCGCTTTGGAGATACTTGACGCTGAGAAGATCGAGTATGATAAAGCAGCCGTCGCCATGGTAGTGCAGAAGTATTTTCCAGACTGGCGTCGAGCCCTGAATGAGCTGCAGAGATACTCCACCACCGGCCGCATTGACGCCGGCGCCCTGTCGGATATGCGTGACACCTCGGTAAAGGATCTGATACCTCTTCTCAGAGAAAAGAAGTTTACTGATATTCGGAAATGGGTCGCTGAAAACTCAGATCAAGACCAGAATGCTATTTTTCGTGGTCTATATGATCGAGCCACTGATGCGCTCAAGCCCAATAGCGTGCCTCTTCTGGTTCTGACCATCGCCAAGTATTCATACCAGGGAGCTTTCGCAGCTGATCCAGAGATCAACATGATGGCATGTTTTACTGAAATTATGTTGGAGTGTGAGTTTCAGTGAATCCATTTGACATAGTCTCCTCGGTATCACATACCAAGAAGCGAGTAATCGATGCCGATAACGAGCGCGAATACAGCTCGTTCATGGTCAATCGAGCTCTCTCCTACTATCCAGACACTATTCTACAGGCTCAAGAGATGAATGTCAACCACCATCTCGATGGCCTCCTGCAGTATGATTACTTACTTAACTCTCTCAGACAGAAGAAGAGGTTCTCCAAGTGGTTTAAGCGTGAAAAAAGTGAGAGTATTGACTCCATCATGCGATACTATAACTGCAGCTATAGGAAGGCTCTAGAGATATCTCGAACTCTTAGCGCGAACCAGATCTCTGAGATAACACGCATGATGACAACCGGAATAGAATAAATATAGAAAACAAAGAGAGCTTCATGAAGAAATTTATTGAGTCTTCGTCTTCAGAAACATATATGAAGAAACTACTTCATAGAGCAATCATGATAGGATCGCTGGTTATGCTCAGCGGTTGTGTCGTACACGGACCTGTCTACACCTATGTAGAACCCAGGCCTGTGTATGTGGCACCACCGGTGGTAAGGTATCAGTACTATAGGCCTTATCGCTACCATTATCACTATACTCCACACTACTATCGTCCTCGCTATTATTACTAAGAATCAATGACAAGGACTCGGGCTTTAAGGTAAAGTTCCATGATGCCTAAATATAGGCAGTAGAGTACCGGTAACGTCTATGATGTTTCCCGTGCTGTCGACCTATAACATAATAATAAGGCTGACTCGTCATGGATAATGAAGACATATTCTCGGGGCACGGCGTCGAGATTAGATTGAAGACCAAGGAAGACTTTCTCAAGGTAAAGGAGACTCTCACGAGAATAGGAGTCTCGTCAAGTAGAGACAAGAAGCTTTACCAATCCTGCCATATACTACATAAGCAGGGAAGATACTCTATAATTCACTTCAAGGAGCTCTTCTCGCTCGACGGCAAGCAGTCTAACTTCGACGAGGAAGACAAGGGTCGACGGAATACTATCGCGGCCTTGCTTGAGGAGTGGAATCTAATTGAGATAATGGATCAGGAAAAGATCAAGGAGCCGAGAGCCACCATGAGTAGAATAAAGGTGATTTCTCACAAGGATAAGAGCGATTGGGTTCTTGTCAGCAAATACAATATTGGACGCACGAAAACTCAGTGAGGATATATGTTTGGAATGAGAAACAAAAGTATAGAACGGCCTACCGCAGAAAGTATTCTGCTTGAGAAAATATCAGCCGTTCTGTTTCCACCATTTTACACGCGTGATGTGGCTGGAGATAAGTACTCAATCGATTCAAGCGTAGACACCAACGTCGATGCGGTGCTGACTGATCTTCGAGATGGGTATCTCGATGAAACATGCCTAGAGACGCTGCAGGCAGTGTTTAACAAGCTTCACGAGGTAAGAAATATCATCGGCGCCCATCACGAGATGGATCCGGCAGTGAGTAAGTATATCATTGCTATGAGACCACCAACTGACTCGGTATCCGAGATTGAACCCGCTGAAGACAACGATAGTTTATAAATACTATATCAAAACATGTACGAAGGAGAAGTTAAATGATCCGTAAGTACACGCACGGCGCGGTTCTACTCTAGAACACATAGACAGTGCTTTCTAATATAGCGCGCAGCATCAATGCCGCGCGACCGAGCAGGTTTATTAGGCACGCTTTTTGCGCTGCGCTGAGCATATTTCTTATAACCTGTACAATTAGAGGAATTAGAGGCGATGAGGATGCTCATCGTCAATATTCCATAGAACGTTTATCGAGGATTGAATTCGACGAGAACGTCGCTCGAGCCAGAGTCGTGCGAGTGACTCGAACAGAGCCGATTCGAACCGGCTGTTCTCCAACTCGTGAGACATTTCTGAAGTGTGTCGGCGATATGGTACGTGAGGAGAACTCAATCATCGAAGCGCAGCGTATTCGTCTGTTTGAGATTGAGATTGCGAGAAGCTTAGTTGGATACATCGACCCAGAAGACGTGTTGTGGTTAAGCGACATGATGCGACATTACAACGCAAACACAGAAGCTGAGTTGACTCGTCGCATGGATATTATTCCGGTAGACATGGCTTTGGCACAATCGCTTCTCGAGTCAGGTTGGGGAACGTCCTATGCGGCTCGTATAGGCAATGCTCTGTTCGGGCAGATTCAGTCGCGCGGTACTCATTCCGTGACGGTGCCGTGGACTCCGGGTCCAGATCGTCCACAGCCGTTCGCCTCTTATCGAGAATCAGTAACGGCTTATTTCATGAACTTGAACACTCATCCGGCCTATGCTAGATTTAGAATAGCTAGAGAGACCACTAAAGACCCGATTTTACTCATGAATTATATGGAGAGATACTCGATTCGTGGAATCGCATATATAAGACAGATACAGGGAATTATAGTTTCATTTAAAAAGGGTGAGTTGAAATAAAATAATGGTGTACTTGCTCTTAGATATGTAATAAAATATTATTAAGTTTACTTTAAGTTTCTCTTATTATATAATGGTACTCATGAACAAGAGACTAGCTAGAGCTCGAGCAGAACACGATCGATGGCTGGAGAAGCGTGGTCTTCTCCCGTCTCAGATCAAGGCGAGAAAGCCCAAGCCATCGATTCTCGGCGCATGGGACGTCAAGCCGATGCCAAAGCCCAATCAATGCATGCATGCATTGATTAATCAATGCATGATCTACACGGCCGGTGTCAATGATATCTGGGAGAAAATTCGCAAAGGTAACGAGAAGCCAGAGACTGTCGAAGCTATTCGAGCCAAGTCTCGGCGTATCGCTCCCCATTACTCTAAAGGCGCTCTCCAATACTTAGGCAATGATCCAGACGTAATTCGCAACGCGGGTAAGAAAAACGCAACATGACTTTTACTGAAAATAATCTCTACCAAGGCCCTTTTCGATTTGGCCCCCTATGGAATAATCAACAAGAAATTGATCAGACCTGGACTACTTATAGTTATTATAAGCTAGAAGCTGATTTGAACAATATTGATATCACAATATCAGTAAGAGAAGAATTTGCAGTAGCTTCGTCTTGGACAGAAGAGTATTTCAAGTTTATGTACTCGACGGTGGGCAGGGCTTACGGCTGGTGGTATATGAACTATAAATCTGATGAGATACTTCACGAGTATCTAAACTGTTCAAATAGAAAATACATTACTTTAATGCAAGATGGCCAGCCAGCCGGTTTCTCGATCCTAACGTCTGGTGAAAAAATGTGCGACTTGTCTTACTTTGGTATACTACCTAGATTTGCTGGTCAAGGTCTGAGTAGGAGGTTTCTAAAATCATGCCTTACCGAGGCCTCTTATGAAGCCAGTAAGATATGGGTCTACACCACTAGTCTAGATCATCCAGCTGCTTTACCATTATATAAAAGCGTTGGGTTTTCTCTTGTCGAGACCAAAAGCATCAGCGAGTACTTTCCTACTCACGCTTTACAGGATCATTGGAGCAAGCAATCATGAAATGGCTTCTAATAGTTTTATTTTTAAATATTCCTAACGTCGGCTATGAAATACATAGTCATGAATTTTTCTCAGAGAAAGACTGTCGTCAGTTTGCTCTAGAAATTAATGAGAGAATGAACTATACCAACGAGGAGGCGAACCGACTCGGACGACTTCAGATCGAGCAGGTTTACGCCTGGTGTGAGAAGAAGTGACCGAGCTCTGGGCAGCTAGAGTCATCGACGAGAAGAAGAACACTTACTTCTTCTCCGGCCAGTATGGCGGGTTTGTGACCAAGACCAAAGATATGGCCGTGTTTGCATTTACCGAGGACCAAGCCAAGGAGCTCGGCGGCGTCATGCTGAAGTTTCTCGAGTACGCTCTCGATGGTAAGTTAACCAACTCTCCAATGAAGGTAAAGAAGTGAGATATGCCGGCCAGAACCTAGTACACATGCGAAACGACACGGTTGATGGAGTAGGCCCATGGGTATGGGCTCGGACCGACGTGCATGCCTGGATCGGGCCTAAAATGGACTGGGAGAGCGGGCATAAAGAGAAGATCTTACTTTATGTTCCTGATAACTCGAGGAGAGTCGTGGTTCAGGCGGGCGGCAACATGGGCATGTACCCGCGGCTGCTATCGGATATGTTTGAGAATGTCTATACGTTTGAGCCAGATCCAGTTAACTTTCACTGTCTTGTCGCTAACTGCCAGCGGGACAATATCGTAAAAATCAATGCCGCTCTTGGTTATAAGCATGGTCTTGTAAAAGTATCGACTGAGCCGTTTGATGACTGGGAAACAAACTATGGCGTAAGAACGGTGGTGGAGTCGTTTTATGCTAACGTGCCGGTCTTTAAGATAGACGACCTGGCTTTGAGCTGGTGTGACCTGATAATGCTGGACGTTGAAGGGCATGAGCTAATCGCGCTGAAGGGAGCGATTGAGACTATCGAAAAGTTTCACCCAGTAATCTTTGCTGAGCATCATCCCGGTGGACCGGATTTGGTTTCTTTTCTAAAGTCTTTTGGATACGATCTGGTGGATCGATCATTTCATGACCTAATATTTGTGTGTAAACAATGAGCAATATGCAGCATGGATATCATCTGTGACATTGATGATAAACAGAAGACTTCTGACATAAATAAAGAATAAAGGAGCGCAATTCGCTATCTGGTTAAACTGCATAAGAACGGCGAGATCAGCCGCACTCACTTTTTCACTAATAAGAAAAAAGCTGAGAAGTTTGGTAAGAAGTACATGAAGGAAGAGGGCAAGGACGGCTGATATATGTCTCATATTATACTATGGAACGGCTACGGATTTGGTCAAGACATAATACCTAAAAGCTTTTTAACGTTTCACACTTCTCTACCATACACTCGCTCGGCGCTCATCAGCTAGTTTGGAGATGATAGTGAAGGTCGGACTAGTACAAATCAATAATTCGTTTTCCGGACAGAACTATCTTCCGTATTCGATCGCGCTTTTAAAGTCATATGCTCAGGCTCATTCACCGACGCCAGAGCGCTATGACTTTTTACCGTTTATCTATAAGCGTATAAAAATCAATGACGCGGTAGAGCAATTAAAATCTGCAGATCTAGTTGGATTCTCGACATACGTATGGAATGCGCAGATTTCTCTCGAGATATCTAGACGACTCAAGAAGATTAATCCAGCCGTAAAAATTATTTTTGGCGGGCCACAGGTGCCGGATAAACCCGAGCAATTTTTAAGAGATAATTCGCAAATAACCGCAGTCATTCATAATGAGGGTGAGCGCACGTTTCTTCATATGCTTGAAATGTTTCCCGACGAGGGTACATGGGCTCAAATGCCCGGCATAAGTATGATTTACAATGGACTGTTTATTAAGAATCGAGCTGCGACTCGAATGAATAATCTTGAGGAGATTCCATCGCCATTTCTCGATGGATGCTTTGACGAAGTAATGATGACCAATCCGAACGAGCGATGGATTGGATCATGGGAGACCAATCGAGGTTGTCCATTTCGCTGTACCTTCTGCGACTGGGGTTCTGCCACTGCGGCCAAGGTTACTAAATTCGAACTAGAAAGGCTTTACAGGGAGATAGATTGGTTTGCCGAAAAGAAGATCGAATATGTCTTTTGCTGTGATGCCAACTTTGGAATTCAGAAAAGAGACGTGGAGATCGCTGAGTACGTCGCTGACGTGAAGAATAAGACCGGCTATCCAGTGGCGTTATCTGTGCAAAACACCAAGAACGCTACTGAACGCGCTTATTTAACTCAGAAGATTCTGTCTGATGCGGGATTGAATAAAGGCGTTGCCCTATCGATGCAGAGTGTAGATCCAACCACGCTAGTCGCCATCAAGCGCGATAATATATCTCTAGACACTTACATGGAATTACAGAAACGTTTTACTAAAGATCGTGTGGAGACCTATTCCGATCTAATTCTTGGCCTACCAGGCGAGACATATGAAACCTTTGCAGATGGAGTTAATCTACTCATAAGCTCTGGCCAACATAATCGAATTCAGTTCAATAATCTATCTATTCTGCCAAACGCAGAAATGGGAAATCCCGAGTATCAAAAACAACACGGTATGCGTACGGTACGATCCGAAATCATTAACATTCATGGCGAACGAGTCAAACTAGAGGACGACGTGCCGGAATATCAAGATCTAGTAGTGGCGACAAACTCAATGCCGGCTGAAGATTGGGTTAAGACCCGCATATTCTGCTGGATGACGGCTCTCCTGCATTTTGATAAGATCTTTCAGATTCCATTGATCATCGCCAATCATCTAACTGGTGCGACCTATCGAGAGCTTATTGAGCTGTATATGACTCAGCCGAGAGGAGTATATCCAACTCTGGATAAAGTGCTTGACTTATTTTATCGAGAAGCGCGATCCATTCAAAACGGCGGACCTGAATACGTATATTCTGAAGAGTATCTCGGTATCTTCTGGCCAGCCGATGAATACGTCTATATTGATTTGATTAAAAATAATAAGCTTGACGAATTTATAGAAGAACTTCAGTCTATATTCTATACGTCGAATGCAATGGATAGATTAAATTACGAACAGAGACACATGATACAAGACGCCATGCAATTAAACGCGGCTCTAATTCACCGCCCGTTTGTTCAGGACGATATAGAGATATCTCAAAACTTTAACGTCTTGGACTATTGGAATGCCATTAAGACTGGAGAATATCTAGAGATCATCTTTTCCGAGCACATCAATCCAGTTTTAGTGCGACGTCGAGAAAGATATTATGACGATTTTCAGAAATGGTGCAGAGAAGTTGTGTGGTGGGGTAATAAGAAAGGTGCGTATTTGTATTCGACCTATCAAGCTGGTATGCCGCTAGAGCTAGCCGGACACCACTAATGAAGTATAGAGCTCTTGGCCGCACGAAACTGTCCGTGTCTGAGATCGGTTTTGGCTGCTGGGGCATCGGCGGCCTCACCTCGGCCTCGTATGGAGAAACCTATGACAACGAGTCTATAGCAGCTTTATATAAAGCGCGCGACCTAGGTGTTACTTTATATGACACGGCGCCGGCATATGGACGTAGCGAAGATCTTATCGGTAAAGCATTTAATGGATCACCAGATGTGGTTTTAGCAACTAAGGTCGGATATCTCGCGTGGGACGGCCGACCAGACTTCACGATCAACGGCATTGTTACGTCTATAAACAGAAGTTTGAAACGGTTAAGATCAGATCGAATTGACCTATTGCTGTTGCACGGTGCGCCGCCTGCCGTATTAGATACGGATGAGATACATGAGATTTTATCAAGCTTGACAGAAGCTGGTAAGATTAGATACTGGGGTATCTCAGCAAAATCTCCCAGTGATGCGCTCGAGGTACTTAAATCACATAACGTGTCTGTTATTCAAGCTAATTTTAACATGATGGATACACGAGTAATAACCAGCGGCCTATTTGAAGAGATTGCTCGCAGAGGCATTGGATTTGTCGGTCGTACTCCATTGTGCTTTGGTTTTCTTGCCGGCAAAATTACTAAAGAAACAACTTATCCACATGGTGATCACAGATTAAATTGGTCACGCGCCCAGCTTGAGAATTGGATAAATGGTTCCGCTGAACTATTGAGAGAAGTCGATGTCGAGCTTGCAGCTCTCAGATATTGTCTCTCGTTTCCAGAAGTTACTTCTATAATTCCCGGAGCCATGAAAGCAAGTGAGGTTTTAGAAAACGCGAGAGCCAGCGATTTAGGTCCTCTCAGCAAAGATCTGCTTAAGAAAGTGCTTGAAATAAACGAACAGCGCCGGTTCATTGTTAAGAAATAATATTATTTCAAATTCTTATAAATCTTTGATATCTTATTACCCATATTTCTTGTTTACATTAAGAAGAAGAAATGATAGAATATGTATATCAATTGGGAAGGAATACAGAAAATGCCCAGAGGCAAGTACGACCGCACCGCAATTAAGGCTCGGCGGCTGGCTCAGAAGCAGACTGAACTTGGCTTTCCAGCCGTTCAGATCAATCGCCGCGTCGAGACCGACGCCGAGGTTGACGCTCGCATCTCCGAGCGCTTCGAGGTGCTCGAGGACATCGTCAACTCGGTAATCTCTGGCGTCTCTCGCTCTCTTATCGTCTCCGGCCCGGCCGGTCTCGGTAAGTCGTTCACAGTCGAGAGGGTGATGCGCGAGTGGGACCCTGAGGAAAAGAACCACGTGTTCATCCGCGGCTACGCCCGGGCCACCGGCCTCTACAAGCTACTGTATCAATATCGCAATCCAGGCCAGGTCATCATCTTCGACGACGCCGACTCGGTGTTCCTTGACGACGTCGCCCTGAACCTGCTCAAGGCTGTGGCTGATACCACCGAGCGTCGGCGCGTCTCTTGGCTTTCTGAAGCCGCCTTGATCGACGAGGAGTCGGCCGCCGTCATTCCGAGGTCGTTCGACTTCAATGGCTCGATCGTGTTCATCACGAACATCGACTTCGACGCAGCGATCGACCGCGGCTCTCGCCTCGCACCTCACCTGCAGGCCATGCTGTCTCGCTCTCACTACGTCGATCTCACCATGAAGACGAAGCAGGACTATATAGTCCGCATTCGCCAGGTGGTCAAGCAGGGCCTGCTCTCCGATCTGAACTGGCACGAGGCCGGCGAGGTCATGAGCTTCATCGAGAGCAACTCCGAGACCCTGCGCGAGCTCTCGCTACGCATGGTCATCAAGGTCGCGCGCATTCGTAAGGCCAATGGTCAGAAGTGGGAGCGCATAGCTCGAGTTACTTGCTTGAGAGGCCAATAACGAAAATGAGAGAGTACTACGATTCAGTGGGGTTCATGTGATGAGCGACCAGCCAGATACCAAGCCCATGACAGAGCTCGAGGCTTACTACGAGGCGCTTCATTTTCTTCAGCTTGCCAAGCCCGGCACGTATGAGGAGAGATACTGGAAGCAGCGAGTGGAGGAGCTGGAGAGAGCAACTTTTTTTGAGGTCAAGCACTGACAAGAAAATAGAGTTTTAAACTCTCCGGTGTACATTCGCTGGTCTACATGGTAGAATTACTTTATGATAAAACCTAGAGATTGAGAGAGGCGAGGCGACCATAATATTTGGAATGGCCTTTCTCAATCTCCTTTTTTGTCAAGAGAAGAAGAATGCTGAGCGATAAGATTAACATCAAAAGTACCATCTCTATCAGTCTCACGGCCGAGGACTGGCAGCTCTACACGCTCATGATCGGTGTAGATGCCGCGGCCGTGAACCTGAACACCGCGCTTGAAAACGCTGTAAACTCGGGTGCCGGCATCGATGACACAACTCTTGTGATGAGCAAGGTCATGGAGGCGTTGAGCAGCTATGGCGCCAATAAATTAAAGCCGCGGTGGGTTCTTGAAAAGCTTCTGGACCTTATTTACAGCCACTCGACTGTATGGCCTCTAAAGAGCGAGCTATAGCAGTAGTGCAAAAAGCTTATAGATAGTGTTAGTATAATATGGTTGAATAACACAAATAGGAGATTGGCAATGAAGACTTTCAAGAACGTGTGCGCGCAGGGCGACGTGTACATTCGGCGAGTAGCCCAGCTTCCCAAGAACGCCGTGCCGGTCGACTCAGAGAACGGATACTGCATCGTTACTCACTCGGAGACAGGTAATCATCACGTGATGCTGGCTGATCGAGTGAAGATGTACTCCATTCCGGACTCGATCATGGATGTGTTCCTGACGATTGAGAAGAGTGGTGCGACTCTCGAGCACATGCGCTCGTATGACACACACGAAACTATCTCGTTCGACGAGGGCATTTTTCACGTCAGGCGACAGAGAGAGTACGTGCCGGAAGGTTTTAGGCGCGTGGAAGATTAGTCTTAAGAATTATTTGACATGGAGACTTAAGTGGCAGTTAAGAAGATCGAAAAGCTCACCGAGCAGCAGGAGAAAGATCTCGTAGAGTTTCGAAACGAGTGGCTGGCCAAGGGATTGTGCGCCGATCCGGCCGACTTCGATCGAGCCGAGCGCGCGATCACGGAGTTTTACTCTCTAATTGGCGTGAAGAAGCCCGAGTTCGTTCGAGTGGCTTCTCCCAAGGCCGCGCTGACCGAGATCGCTCGACGCTCCGGCAAGACCAAGTACACCTCGGACAACTATGTCTCTGGGTCGTTCTTTGGCCAGCAGGACTCATATTGGGTAGCCTACTACCTATTTGCCGAGAAGATCGGCGTTGACTTTGGCCACAACTCTCGCCTCCTGCGGCTCTGGGCTGATATCTCCGAGTCCGTGAGCTGGTGGACTCCCTTCGAGGAGGTGTGCTTCATCTCGGATCGACCAGCGTTCACCAAGATGGACAACGAGAACCGCCTCCATCGCGAGGACGGGCCGGCCGTGGAGTACCGCGACGGCTGGGGTGTCTACTCCTGGCACGGCACTCGAGTTCCGGCCGAGTGGATCAAGGACAGGAAGTCGCTCACGGCCAAGACCGCGCTCACCTGGAAGAACATCGAGCAGCGCCGCGCCGCATGCGAGATCCTGGGCTGGGTGAACGTTCTAGCCGAGCTCAAGGCCAAGACCATCGACCGCGATGAGGATCCCGAGATCGGTGAGCTTCTCGAGGTTAATATCCCTGAGATCGGTCGAGAGCGCTTTCTCAAGGTGCTCTGTGGTACGGGCCGCACGTTTGCCCTGCCAGTGCCTCCGACCATGAAGACCGCGCTCGAGGCTCAGGCCTGGACTTTTGGTGTAGAAGACTTTCGAGATTTTTTGAAGCCTGAAGTTCGTACTTAATATTTTATTCTATTGAGATGCAGAAAAAGGCGAGCATTGCTTGCCTTTCTCGTTTACTTTTCTTATTGTTTATGTTAGAATAAAAATTATGAATAGTATTAAGGATCAGCTCAGGAATCAGCGCGAGCGTCAATTCTCGGATCAGTTCTGGGATCAGCTCGGGAGTCAGCTCGGGAGTCAGCTCTGGACTCAGCTCAGGACTCAGGATCAGCTCAGGAGTCAGCTCTGGACTCAACTCTGGGACCAGCTTCGAGAAGAGACATGATAAGCGTCAAGGATCAGCTCAGGACTCAGCTCGAGATTCAGCTTCAGAATCAGCTCTGGGATCAGCTCAGGACTCAACTTAGGCGTCAGCTCGAGATTCAGCTTCAGAATCAGCTCTGGGATCAGCTCAGGACTCAGCTCGAGATTCAGCTTCAGAATCAGCTCTGGGATCAGCTCAGGACTCAACTCGGGTATCAGCTCGGGAGTCAGCTCTGGCGTCAGCTCGGGAGTCAGCTTCGAGAAGAGACATGATAAGTGTCAAGTATCAGCTCTGGAATCAGCTATTGATTCAGCTTCAGAATCAGCTCTCGGATCAGCTCTGGAATCAGCTCTGGGATCAGCTCTGGGATCAGCTCAGGAGTCAGCTCAGGACTCAACTCGGATATCAGCTCGAGGATCAGCTCCGGAATCAGCTCTGGAATCAGCTCTGGAATCATATGAATCAAATCAGAGATCAGCTTCGAGAAGAGACATGATAAGTATCAAGTATCAGCTCCGGAATCAGCTCTGGAATCAGCTCGAGAGTCAGCTCTGGAATCAGCTCAGGAGTCAGCTCAGGACTCAACTCGGGTATCAGCTCGAGGATCAGCTCTGGGATCAGCTCTGGAATCAGCTCTGGAATCAGCTCGAGACTCAGCTCGCGCATCAGCTCGGGAGTCAGCTTCAAGAAGAGACATGATAAGCGTCAAGGATCAGCTTTCAAATCAGCACGAGCGTCAGCTTCGAGAACAGCTCAGGACTCAACTCGGGTATCAGCTCGAGGATCGGCTCTGGGATCAGCTCGGGCATCAGCTCGAGGATCAGCTCTGGAATCAGCTCTGGAATCAG